AATTGCATAAAATTCTTCAGACATTAGTTTTTAAAATTGATTTTAATTATTTCATAGTTAAAATCTTCTTCATTATAAATTTTAATTCTTTCAATTAAATGATTTAATGTATAATTTTTTTTAGAGTTATAAGTAATATCATCTGCAATATCATAAAGAATTGCTTGAGTTTTGTTATTTCCTTTTCTTAAAACTCTTCCAATTGATTGAAGATTTCTGACTCTTGATTTGCTTGGTGAAGCAAAGATAACATTATGCAAATTTCTAATGTTAATTCCTGTAGAAAATGTTCCGTAAGAAGCAACAATAATTGCGTTATCTTCTCTTTCAGTAATTTCTCTAACCAGTTCTCTTTCTTCTGTGTCAACTCCACCATGAACAAAAAATATTTTTCTTTCCTTTGATGCAGAATTATTTATAAGTTCATATAAAGGTAGTCCATGAGCCTCAACCCTATTGAATAACACTAAGCTATTTCCTTTCAAATCAAGAACAAGATTTTTTATAAAATTGTTTCTTTTTTCATGACCTATTAGATATTGTATTTCTTCTTCAAATTCATTAAATTTATGTGGACTATGTTTTAGTAATAAAATTTTAATTTGAAGTTTTGATAAATGTCCTTTTTCTATTAGTTCTTTTGTTTGGGTTACCTTATACGAAGGACCAAACAATCCCTCAAGAACCCATTTATGTGTTTGAGAACCATCTAAGGTTCCAGTAAATCCAAATCTATATTTTGCATTATCTAGTTTTGTCATAATAGAAACTAAAGATTTTGATTTAAATAAATGAGCTTCATCACCAATTACAACATCAAAAGAATCAAAAAATGACCTTGGCAAATTATATATTGACTGCCAAGTAGTAATTACCACACTTTTATTAGTGTTCTTTTCTTTTCCAGAATAAATTTTATGGCAATATGATTCAGAATCCCATCCATAATCTAAAAAGTCTTTATACATTTGTTCCACTAGAGATGTAGTAGGAACAACTAATAAAATTTTATGATTTTTATCGCAAAAGTATCTAACAACGGAATAAATCATTAATGATTTTCCAGATGCTGTTGGAGAAATTAAAAGTTTTCTATTATATCTAAGAGCATCATAAACAGCATTAACTTGATAATCTCTTGGTTTATGACTTGATATTCTTGTCATATATTCCTTTACTCCTTCATAAGAAATCATTTCGTTTTCTTCTAAAGGAGTTCCATAAAATTTATTATCTTTAAATTCTACTGAATATTCATATCTTTTTGCCCAAGACACAATTTTATCCAAAAGACCAACATATATTTCACCAGTATGGGTACTGTATAATCTTATTTTTCCATCCCAATACTTACTTCTATACTGAGGCATAAATTTTGCACCAGGAACTTCAAAAGTAAAATACTCCGACAATTCCTGATGAATATGCGGATCAGCATCAACTTTTAAATATATTTCGTTCTTTTTTTGGATAATTATATCAGTCATAACCAGCAGTAAATCTCATATATTCGATAGCATTTTTTATTTGGTAAGTTCTATTTAAAATTGTTTTTAAAATACTTTCCAAATAGTTTATCATTACTTGATAATATTCAATTTTTGAAGTTGATTTTAAAATATCTTCATCTGCATCTAGATATTTTTCTAAATCATTTTTTAGCACTTTGTGATCAAAGGGATTTTCTTTATAAACATCTGGATCTGCTTTCCCAGAAAAATATAACCACTTTTCTTTCTTAAGAATTTTAAATTTATTCTCTTCTATTTTTTTAAGTAAAATTATATTATTATAAATTTTATAATACTTAGAGTGAAGAGATGGAATATTAATAGACTCTTGGTGCAAATTGTCTGGATCTATTTTTGAATCTTGTTCCCATAATCTTTGAATTTCGTCAATATCCATAAATCAATATTTTCTAATATTATAAATTGTGTATTTAAATACTACTTCTGCTTCTATGTAATTTATTTGAGTTTCTTTCGCATTAAATTCTATAGAAGTTAATGATGTTGGAAACATTCCTTGGAAAGTTACGGAAGCAGTAGGTTGATAATTGCTGTTATATATCAACAATGTCCCTTCGGATTGACCACTGATTGCCGTTTGTCTTCCTGGAGAATAACTATCATTATCTAATAATTTTTGATATTCTTCTGGTGATTCTGGATATCCAAATCCCCTCAACCAGTTATGAATAATTAAATAATTTTCCATATCTTCGTCTATCATAAAACGAAGAGTGAAATCATTATAAGTTAATTTATCTCCAGGGATAGGTATATCCTTTAAGTATGTTGGTTGAACAGCAACCCCTAAATTTATACCAGGAATTGAGGCAGAATTAGAGAAAAAATCTACCTTTGGTTCTTTAGATAAATTAAATTTAAACCCAACTGGGGATAAAAAATTTCTATTAGAAATTTGTCTTTGTAACGGAGATGCTTGATCCATATCCAAGATATCAATCTATAGTAATATTTATTTGCATAAAAAAAGAGGGTCCGAAGACCCCCCTCAAAAAACCTAGTGATGGATCACATTAGGTTGTCAACACGTACTCTTCTGTAGTAACGGTTGCTGTTTGCTTCAAGACGGCCAAGACCAGCATTAGTACCTTCAGCAAATGGGTTTGCAACGATACCATAACGAGTCTTAAATCCGATTTTTGGCTGGAAGCTGTTCTCACCAACTGCACGTACCATCTGGAGAGGTACATATGGGCAGTAGAAGAGACCTGCATCATAAGGTGAAGAACCCTTATAACCAACAACGTAGTACTGGTTAGCACTGTTGTTTGCTGCATATGGGTCAATGTAAACCTTATAACGACCATTGAGAACACCTGCGAAGGTGTTGCCAGTGTCATCAACGTTAAGGTTTGCATTAAGTGCAGGGGTGTAGTCAAGAAGTCCTGCGTGGGTGAGTGCGGAAGCAACGTCTGCAGAGCAGAGGATCATGTTGCCCTTTCCTCTACGAGTTCTTTGTGCAATCTGGTTTGCATCACGCTCGATTTGGAAGATAAGACCCTTGAACTTCTCAACTGACCAACGACCGTTGGAATCAACGTCAAGGTCAAATACACCTGAAGTTGCTGTGTTTAGAGTTGCACCCTGCTCAGCAATCTTGTAGATGGTTCTGATAACTTCACGGTTGATTTCAGCAAGAATCTCTGTTGAGAGAATATTTGCTAACTCAGCCTCAGCATTCAGACCATGGATTGCCTTGAGGTCTTGTGCAAGCTCTAGTGAGTACTCAGCCTTGAGTGCTCTGGACTTTGCAGTAACGGTGACTTTCTCGATTGAGAATGCCATCTCGTTGAATGCAGAAGATCCACTGCCATCAAGTGCTTCTGACTCAGAGGTGCTCATACCCTGGCCCACATTGTAGGTTCCACCAGCTGGGGTGAGAACACCTGGGTTTGAGCCTGTTTGTGTGGTAGAACCAAATCCAGCACCTGGATTGGTCATACCAGCAGTGTTGCCATAACCAGCATTCTGACCAGAGAATGCGGTATCTGCTTCGTTGAATAGTGCTTCTGCACCATTCTGATCAACATACTTCGAACGCATTGCGAAGATGAGACCAGTTGGAGCATTCATTGGTTGAACGCCTGCGAGGTCATATGCGACCAAGTTAGGCATTGAACGACGAATGAGTGAAATTAGAACTGGATCAAAACCTGCAACAGGTGATGATGCTCCACCACTGAAACCTGCAGCACCAGTTGCTGATGGATCAGTATTTACAGTTGGAGTTTCGTAGAGGAACTCACGCTCTTCACGGAGTGCTCTCTCTTGGTTTTCTAGCAGGACGGCAGTAACTGCTCTACGGTGGGAATCTCTGATTTCACCTAGACCATTATAGTCTAGAAGTGGAGCCCACTTTTCCTGCAGATGTTCTGCGTTGAACATTTGCATTGTTTTTACCTCTTTATGGAAATTGTTAGTTTGATTTTGTTATGATATAAAAATCACTTTTTGGAAACTCTCTCAAGTGCCTGAAGATAAGCACCCATTGTTCCAGTAACTGGTTGTGAGTAATCTGTCTCTTCAGCCATATAATCTTGAGTGCTTCTCTGAGTAACTACATTAGATGGGAAATATGATTCCCTCAATGCGACTAGTTTCTCACGATAGTCTTCTTCACTACCAAACTCAACATTTTCTGCAAGAGAAGCAAGCTTGTCTTTCTGTGAAAGTGCAAGTCCTTCAGAAACTTCCGCAAAAATTACGTCAGTTACTGATTCTGCTAGTCTCTTATTTAGAGCAACGTTTCTTTCGATTTGCTCGTTGAG